ATAAAGCTATATAACAAATGTATAACTGACCTAAACGGGTACGAGCGGTCACTCTATTAGCTAATGCGCCCTGACAGCTGTTTAAAAAAACAAAAAAGCCGTTTTAATCTGTATCCTGGTGGAAGAATTCATTATCGTTTTCAAGGCGCAAATGAATCAGGCTACAGACTAAAACGGCTTCGTTATCTTCCACGACAACAATTAAATTATGCCATCGTCTGTTCCGATGTGTCAAGCCCTAAAGCTAGGCTGATGGAAACACGACCCTTACCAGTAAAGTTTCCTGCTTGCTAAAGGCTTAATCAGTCTAATGCAACTCGGGCCATATTTGTTGCCAGTTGGGGATTTCTTTTCTTGACCATTTGCCATCTGATTTTTTTTCAAGCTCGGCAGCCAGCAACACTAATTTATCGCTAGGCAAACCATTGTTGCGCCATTGACTTACGGCGGGTGGACTGACACGACATAGCTTGGCTACAGCAAATGTGCCACCTAATGTTTGGATGATTTCTGTTGTATTCATGTTAGATAGCTTAACAGATGAGGTTTTGTATGTGTTGACTTATCTGTTTAGATACCTTAATATCTATCTTACTGACATACCCGTCAGGACAACATACAGGTGCATAAATGAAAGAACTAGCAAAAGCATTAGTCACGGCTCAGGCAGCAATGTCACACGCAGCCAAAGATAGTAAAAATCCCCACTTTAAATCTGCATACTCAAGTCTGGCATCAGTCATTGACGCTGTTAGACCGCATTTGTCTGCAAACGGATTAGCTGTTGTACAAAAGACACACGATGCCGAAGGTGGCGTTTGTGTGGAAACCGTGATTATTCACGAATCAGGTCAAGAAATGTCATTTGGCAAACTGTTTGTGCCTGCTAGCAAACACGACAGTCAGGGTTTCGGTTCAGCTTTGAGCTACGCAAAGAGGTACTCAATCCAAACCGCCATGTGCGTTGCCTCGGCTGACGATGATGGTGAATCTGCCGTTAAATCAGCGCCACCAAAGGTTGAGAAACCCAAAGGCATAGATATGGATGCAACAGTTGACCAAATGGCGGCAGCGGTCAGCTATGAAAGCCTGAAGGACATATTTAGACTGGCTTGGACACAATGCCTGAAAGAACAACAACCCGTCTTGAAAGCAATGTATGACGGAATCAAAGCAAATTGGGAGAACCAATAATGGCAAACGATCTTAACCGCTGCGAGTTTATTGGGCGCTTGGGCAAAGACCCTGAAGTACGTTACACCGCTGACTCTAATGCAATCTGTAATTTCTCAATTGCGGTAGGTTATAAGACCGCAACCAAGGAAACGACAGAATGGGTCAGGATCACGGCGTTTGGTAAGTTGGCAGGAATATGTGCCGACTACCTAAAGAAAGGCTCACAGGTCTTTGTGGCGGGTCGTATGACTACTCGCAAGTGGCAGAACAAAGATGGCGTGGATCAGTACACAACAGAAGTCGTTGCTGACCAAATGCAAATGCTTGGTGGTCGGACGGCTGAAGATGCACCGCCAGTTGCTGCGCCTGCCAAACCAAAGTCTGACGCTTATCGCCAAATCAAAGAGGGGATTGTTGTGCCTCTTGATGAAATGATCGACGATGTGCCGTTCTGATGACTCAGACAGAAGAAGCAATACTTATTTCTTGGCGGTTGCAGCAATGGTACGAAGGCATGGTTCTTGACGCTAGAGCCATGCAAGACCTACAGGATGCAATCGAGATGCTTAAACAACTAGCTAAACAGGTAAACAAATGATAATTAAATCAGCAGACTCAGAATCAGGTCATTGGTACGCAGCAGACGGATCACCAGCGTACAAGATCATTGGCAAGAACGGTAAAGAACGCAACACAACGGTTCGTGACGCACGGGAACTCAATTTAGTACCGTCGGTAACTACGGTTTTGGGATTGGTTGCAAAGCCTGGCTTATCAAACTGGTTGCAACAACAAGTATTACTGGCTGCGCTGACGTTGCCACGCATTGCTGGCGAAACAGAAGAAAATTGGCTAGAACGGGTTATGTCAGACAGCAAGAGTACAGGCCGTGAAGCTATGGATCGTGGCACACAAATGCATGGGGTGCTTGAGCGTTTTTACCGTGGCGAACAAGACGATTACCCTGTTTACGTTAACCAGGTTGATGCGTCGATCAGAATCCATTTTGGGCATGACCAAACTTGGGAAGCAGAACGTTCGTTTGCATACGAAGGATTTGGCGGCAAGGTGGATTTGATTGCTGAAAACATCGTGATCGACTTTAAGAGCAAAGATAAGCTCGACAAGGTTGTGCCGTATCACGAACAACTAATGCAATTGGCTGCCTACCGTGTCGGCCTTGGCAAGCCCACAGCCAGATGCGCTAACGTGTTTTTTACTGCCGAAGGTGATGTAAAGCTAATTGAACATTCAGAGGATGATTTGGCCTCTGCATGGGATTGTTTTCAGTATTTACTAGCGTTCTACAAGCGTAAAAACAACCTATAATAAATCGTCGGTGTTGTTCACTCCTTGTTCCATCGACCGCCCCTTAATTGGGGCGTTTTGTTGTAAAAATCCAAATAAATCAAAAATAATTACAAAAACTAGGGAAAACACCTATGCTTTTATTGTTTAGATAGCTTAATATCTGTACATGGCAACACGCCATCAACCACGACAAAAGGTACATAAATGAGCAAACTAATCCAAGCGTTCAAAGCAGACCCATCTGACAAAAACCGCGCAAAGTTAGCGGCATACTTGCAAAAGCACATGATGGCAATTTGCATGGCAAGCCCAGACGAGCAGCAATTTTTGAAAGCCAACGGGTTTAAGGGGTAAGCCATGAAATACTCATACATTCAAATGACAGACGAAGGCAAACGCCAGTTGATGCGTGAATTAAGCCGTGAGCTGACCGACAAAAAGATTGCAGAGCTTATGGATCAATTTGCTGATGGCGTAAAAACAGACAGCAACGGCGAACCGTACATCAAAATTGACCGTGACGAGGTGCTGATGTGTGCTGTGCCAATGTACACACACTTTATTGACATCAACCACATTGAAACTGTAACGGCTAACGAAGAGGATGGCAGCGATGAATAAGCGTAACTGGCCTTACGGCACGGACATGAGCAAACCAAACTGGACGGGTCGCACGGCTCGACAGATGCGCGATTACAAACGACCTGATGACCGTATCCCAACGTCAGCTTGGATATTAGGTTTGTTAGCGTTGGCGCTTGTGTTTGGTTTCTTTCCACTTTTATCATTGGTGATGCTATGAACGAAAAATTCCGCAAATTATTAGAAAACCACGGCGTTGACTTGGCTGTTGGCAGCATTGAATACTGGCAAAATGAAGTTGAAATGGCGTTGCTTGAAATGTGTGACGAGGCCGCAGCAGAAGAACGCAAAGGATGCGCTGAAGATTACTTAAAAATCATGCGGGATGCTGTTGCAAAAGAGCGCCAAGCGTGTTTTGAGCTTGTGTACAACCATGAGGACACTTATCACCACTTTGGCCTGTGCAAACGTGCTGCCGAACTAATCAAGCAAAGGGATTTAACATGACTGACCAACGATTAGTTAAACAACTTGACTTGTATGAACGTGCGTACCTTGTCTTGACTATTTGGGCAGAGGATTACAGCAACGTTGACCCAGACCATCAAAAAGTTATTACCGATCTGCAACAAGAAATTAAACGTATTACTAAAGAATTGGAACGCAAACCTGATTTGAGCATTGAAGCAAACCGTGTTGCCTATGATGTTGCCATGCACTACGCAAACAAGACAAAGGAAAAATTGGGATGAATCAAGTTGCAAGAAACACCGATCCCGCCACCAGTTGGGCTGCTGCCGACTCTGCAAAGGCTTTAGCGGCTCAACACGCCACAATAATCATTCAAGCCTTATGCAAGTATGGGGCAATGGGCAAAGACGGTATAGCCACGATTACAGGACTCGATAGCAACCAAGTTGCTAGGCGGCTTAGTGAATTAGAACGCAACCATGAAATCCTGCTAACTGGGCGCAATGTGCAAAGCAAGTCTGGTCGAGCTGAACGGGAATGGAAGGTTATGCCAAAGCAAATGGATTTGATATGAATTTAGATTTATTTTTAGAAGAACGGGTAATTCCGCAATCCGCTAAAAATATGAATTTGCGAATTGTTGGTGTTAATTACGCTATGGAAAAAAACGCTGAATGGCATAGTCGTTTGCCTGTAACTTCACATTCAAACATGGTAAGAAACGCACATAAAATATTTTTTGGTGCTGAATACGAAGATCATTGTTTTGCCGTAGCAATGTGGACAGACCCAGTAGCAGCGAACCGTATGAGTAAAGATTACGTTTGGCTTGAGTTGCGTAGGCTTGCAATTGCAAACGATGCGCCAAGATTTACGGCAACTTGGATGATTGCCAAAATGATTAAACAGATTAAAAAACAATTTCCAGATGTAAGCAGGTTGGTTTCTTATCAAGACACAGAAGTACACAGTGGCACAATATATGCAGCAGCAAATTGGAAAAAAGACACCGTTAGCAAGTTTCAAGAATGGACTACGGGGAATCGTGAGCGTAACGCCATTCAATCAAAATCAGACAAAATCAGATGGGTGTATGAATTATGAGTTACATAATCGGCAACTTACCGCCAATCAAGTGTTTTGTGCGGCGAGAGTATCTGTACAACTTTGAAAAAGGTCACGGTGAGCTTGAGCCTTGCATCTGGGTAAGCATTAAAGCAATCCGTGGGCAAGTGTTTCGCATCGAAAGCCTGTTGCCACGGTACGGCGCACTTTACGACAAGTTACCTATTCAAGCCTACGTTTGGAATCACCATCATGGAGATTTGGATTACGACATTTTGCAATTGTGGGATTGTATGGGGTACAGGTTTACCGTGCATGAAAAGATCGGATTGCGTAACCTTGGGGTTAAATTCTTAGGCAAAGACAAAGAATGGCATTTTGGTAAATACTTGTTTACAGTAGATTTTTGTGCCGACGGTATGGATGTTGACACAGGATTTACTGAAGTTGCTGAAGAACACAAATCATTTAATTTTATCCGGCTAGATAATGGTCAGTTTGCAGCACAGCCTAATAATCGTTGCCTTTGGTACGACCAGTCGTTGATACCTGCTAAGACTGACTTCCCTGACTTTCAGGCATCACGCCACATTTGGACTGTAGACGGATCACGCAAATGGTCAGCTGGTGACGATTGGTTCTACGATATTAGTGAACGCCATGAGTGAATACAGCCCACATCCCTGCATAGAATACATTTACGACAACGCACCACATTACGCCAAGGCTAAGGGAGAACTAGCGCAGCTGGAGGCGTTTAAATCAAGTTTAAAGGCTATTCTGATGAAGAAATCAGGAGAATCTGCTGTAACCGCCCAAGAGCGCGAGGCATATGCTCATCCTGATTATCAAAATTTATGCAACGCAATTGGGGCAGCAACTGAGAAGGCCGAGTTGTTAAAGTGGCGGCTAACGAGCGCACAACTCAGGTTTGATGCCTGGCGCACCGAGCAGGCCAGTAATCGACAAATTGAAAGGATTACAAAATGATTGGATTTACAAAACAATCCAAAACAGACTACAGTTATTATGTAATTAGTCTAACGGCTATGCTGAAACAATACCAAAATCTTATATCTAAAGGTAAATATGACGCAGCAGCTGACGTTACTATAGATATGCAAATTGCTGTGGTGAACCTGCAACAATGGACTGAGGCTCAAGTTGACCAATGCGCAACGTAAGCATTTTGAGAAACTGGCTAACCTTGGATGCTCGTTATGCCGACACTTGGGGTATGGGGAAACGCCTAGTCACATCCATCACATTAGACGATTAGGAATGAAACGTGAAAATGCGCCGGTTATACCGTTATGCCCAAATCATCATACCGGCAATGATGGGGTACATGGATTGGGCAAAAAGGCGTTTGCTCAAAAGTATGGGGTTACAGAAGAAGATTTATTAAATCAAACTGAGGCATTGTTATGAAATTATTTAAACGATTTACGTTTGAAGCTGCTCATTCTTTACCGGATTACCCAGAAATACATGGTCATTCCTATCATGTAGAGGTATGGGTGCAAGGCAATGCTGTAGACGGTTATGTAATGCGTGAGTCTGAAATTGAAAAAGAATGTTTATATGTTAAGTCAATTTTTGATCATAAAAATTTAGATAATTTGTTTGATTTGCCAACAAGCGAAAACATTGCAATAGAAATTTGGACGTTACTTAAACATTTACCATTATTTGAAATCAGAGTTGAGCGACCATCAATTGGTCTTGGTGCGGTTTACAACGGTGAATTTGAATGATCCATTATCATGGCTTGCCAATTACACCTGGTACTGCGGCAGCTCTTGCAATTACAACAGGCCATGCCTTTATTAGTTACGCCCATCCTGAACAATTGCCAATTGCCATTGAAGTTTGTCAAAGTTTTGCCGTAGACAATGGGGCATTTAGCGCTTGGAAGAAAGGCAAACCGATATTGGATTGGTCGGGTTACTACGACTGGGCAGCAAAAGCTAAACTTGTCCCATCTTGTGATTTTGCGGTGATTCCTGACGTAATTGACGGGAATGAGGCCGATAACGATGCATTATTAGCCGAATGGTCATTGCCTAAGTGGTTTGGCGCACCAGTTTGGCATATGCATGAATCATTTGATCGGTTAGAACGGTTAGCAAATGATTATCCAAGGGTTTGTTTAGGTAGTAGCGGCAATTACGCAACAATCGGCACACAACAATGGTGGCAACGGATCGCCCAAGCAATGCGGGTGATTTGCAATGATGACGGTCAGCCATTAGTAAAGTTGCACGGCCTGCGGATGTTGAACCCTGAAGTATTCACAAAGCTACCGTTTGCGTCAGCTGACAGCACAAACATTGGCAGGAATATCGGAATAGACCAATCTTGGAAGGGAAACTATATGCCACCAAGCAAAGAAGTCAGGGCGCAAGTTATGAGAGCTAGAATTGAGTCGCACAATGCACCGGCAAGATGGAATTTCTTTGTGCCCGAACAATTGCAACACTTATTGATTTGAGAGCTAAACGGGTTGACGTTAATCAAAGAGAGATTGTTGCTGCACTGCGACAGCTAGGGTTTTCTGTCACCGATTTGTCAGCTGTTGGCAAAGGTTGCCCAGACTTACTTGCGGGTAGACATGGGACTACTTACTTGTTTGAGATTAAACGGGACAACAAAGCAAAATTTACACCGCAGCAAATTGAATGGCAAAACGGTTGGAAAGGTGGTATTTTTGTTAGAATTGAGTCTATTGACGATGTTTTAGCACTGTGAGGCCATGATGGATTATCCTGCCGTATTTGTCGCAACCTTGTTCCATAGCGGGACAAACGCACACTTTATGCACTTGCAAACAGACTCTTATGCCAAGCATAAAGCGTTGCAAAAATACTACGAAGGCATCATTGACTTAGTTGATACTTGGGCAGAAACATACCAAGGGGCTTACGAGCAGATTAAAAGCTACCCTAAAGACTTTCATTTAGCGACAGACCCAGTTAAGTACATTACAAGCGTCAAAGCCTTTGTAAAGGACATCCGTGACGAATTGCCTAAAGACACAGAGCTACAGAACATCATTGACGAGATTGCAGGCTTACTAAACTCAACACTTTACAAATTGAGGGCGTTCAAATGAATAAGCCTGGACTCTACGCCAATATTCTTGCAAAACAAGAACGCATCAAGGCAGGCAGCGGTGAGAAGATGAGAAAGCCTGGTGATCCAGGCGCACCAACTGCTAAAGACTTCAAAGAATCAGCTAAGACAGCTAAAGACGAGAAAAAATGACAGCGGCTTGGCAACGCAAAGAGGGCAAGAACCCTTCTGGCGGTCTAAATGCCAAGGGTCGAGCGAGTGCCAAAGCAGAGGGCATGAACCTCAAGCCACCAGTTAAGTCAGGCGATAACCCAAGACGAGCCAGTTTTCTCGCACGAATGGGCAATATGCCAGGGCCAATGGAAAAAGATGGGAAACCCACTAGATTAGCCTTAGCCTTAAAAGCATGGGGCGCATCAAGTAAAGAAGATGCAAGGGCAAAAGCTAAGAATATCAGCGAACG